TCAGAATCAGCTTCTCAGCCGTCAGACCCTCGAAATGAGCCTTGTCGTAAGGCGGCTCTCTGCGAGGGAAGTGGCAGTATCCCGGCCCGGGTGACGTGATGGCGAGGCGCTTGTAATGAATGTCTTTGCCCTGATCCACGCCGAGAATGGCGACGTCGACAGCCTTCGCTTTGTTGCGCGTTAGCTTGGGCGGCCATATCGGGCGGCCTGGTCCAGGCGCCCCCTTGATGGCGTAGATTTTCCGACCTTGGCGAGTCCGAACGAAGTTGTAGACCTGCTGAGTGTGGTGGCCGCCAGAGTCGATGCAGGCCGCCTCGACGCGCAGCTCAACACCGCTCGGGTGCCGGAAAGTGCGCAAGAACGCGTGGTCGACCACCTCCCAGAAGCCGGGGGAGTTCGGATCGCCGTAATAGACCTTGAAGTCAAGCGACCACGATTCGTCGTCGGCACCCCATCCGACCCACTCGCATTCGAAGCGGTCGTCCTGCATGTCGATGGCAGCCGTCACGGCTCCAACCGCACTCGGCAGCACCTCCGTTGCGTCATAATCTTCGCGCCGACCATAGATCGTGTCTGGATTCGCGCGCTCGCCGCGCTCCTCCCACGTCTCAGCAAGCCGGGTGTTTACCCAGGTCTTCAGCCGCTCGGGGTGCTTCTTCACAAGCTCGAAGTCGCGAGCCATCTCCCCGAGTCCACGCCAAGGGCTTGCTATGCGGTTGAGGTGGAATCCCGCATGGCCCTTCACTTCGGGCTTTGTGGCGATCCACACCCCGCGCGCGATGGCTCGCAGACGCTCAGCCTCAGACCACCGGTGCTCGCACGGGACGCCATCATCGTCGACATGCTCGCACTCGTAGCGCGCGAGCTCTGGCTGACCCTGCGGCCACTTGACCTGCTTCCAACGGAGGTGCTGCATGTGCCCGCACTTCGGGCACGGCACGAAGAACCGCCGTTGGTCGCTCTCCTCATACGAGGCCTCGATGCGCGAGGCGCCCTTGATCGTCGGCGTCGAGAACAACGCGATCTTGCGATTCCAGAACGTCGTGGTGCGCTCGATGGCGAGCGACACCGGGTCGCCCTCCTTGCCGGCGCTCGCCTCGTAGCGGTCGACCTCGTCGCAAAGCAGGATGCGGATAGGTCGAGACGCCAGAGACGCCGGAGAGTTGGCGCCAGCCATGGTGATATGGCCGCCGGCATATTTCTTGTGCAGGATCGTGTCCTCGCTGTCGCGCGAGGCATTGCCCAGCTTCGCCGCCAGGGGCGGCGTGTCTCGGATCATCGGCGCAAGCCGGTCCTTGCTGTACGCTTCTGCCATCTGCAACGTCGGCTGCAGGATCAGCATCGGGCACGGGTCAAGGTGGACGTGGAACCCGGCGACGTTGTTGATCACCTCCGTCTTCACGGTCTGGGCGGCCACCATGCACGTGACCATTTCGACCTCGGGGTCTGCGAAGGCGTCCATGATTCCGCGCGACGGCTCGACGCGGGACGTGGCCCACTTGCCGGGCTCGGCCGACGCCTCCGGGCTCAGAACGCGGTGCTCGTCGGCCCATTGCGACACCGTCAGCTTCGGTGGCGGGCTAAAGCTCTGCGCAATGATCTCGCGAACCCGAGCGCGAAGACGATCCTCGTGCTCGGGGCCGTCGAAGAACTCATTGAGGACTGCAATCGATGCTGTCATGTGGCCATGTCGGCAATTCTGCGCCACCTCGTGAAGCGGTGCTTCTTCCACGACCTCTGAGGCCGGCGGGAGATGTCATCCCACGAGGTCGGCAAGTTCTTCTTGCTCCGCGCGGCGCGAAGGCGGACGTCGGACACGTCATGCCACCACCTCCGACGCTCTTGCATCGTCCGGATGGTGCGGAACCAAGCCCCCATGGCTATGCCGCCTGCCGCGCCAGCCGACGCCGCTCGGCAGCGCGCTCGCATGCGCACACCGGCCGATCCGCCGACTTCTGGACAAAGCGCACGGGAACGCCAACCTCCGCGAATAGGCGGGACGCCCGGCTCTGACTCTCGCCCCAACGCGGGTTGTCCGGTTGCTCTGTGCAGATGACCTCGACGATGCCGGACTGAACAAGCCCGCGTGCACAGTCCATGCACGGGAAGAGGTCGACATAGGCGCGGCAACCCTTCAACGGGACGCCGACGCGCGCCGCGTTGTAGATCGCATTGCGCTCAGCATGCTCGGTCCAGAAATACTTCTCGGGCCGCTGCCGGCGCTCCGCGTCGTTGTCGTCGACGCCGCGCGGGAAATCGTTGTAGCCGGTCGACCGCGGCTCATTGTCGGGGCCGACGATGATGCAGCCGACCTTCGTCGACAGGTCTCCGCTCTTGCTCGCGACGTGGCCCAACATCCCGACGAAATAGTCGTCCCAACTGATCTTGCTCACGCTTGCCCCGCTTCCTGTTCCTCGCTCGCGAAGCTTTTGATCTCCTCAAGCGCTTCGCGCACCAGCTTCTCGACCTCGTCGACCACCTTCTTCGTGTCGGCCGGGTCGCCAACATGCAGATGCACTGTCGGTCGGACCTTCGACGGAATCGCCAGCAAGCGAGCCCTAGCATTCGCGATCTCGTTCGAGAGCACCTTAGCGATCATGTCGACGGGCTTGAGCAGGTCCATCTTCTCGGCCAGCTCAATCTCGGACATCTTGGCTTTGGCCACCTCGTTCCGGAGCTTCGCCTTGTCGATGGTGATCGGCTCGCCATCCTCGCCATCGACGCTCGCCCGAGCAGCGTCCCGCTTCCGAGCCTCTCGCTCGCGCGCGAGGAGCCACTTCAGCACATCCTCAGTATCGAACTCGAAGCTCTTGCCTCGCCCGCCGTGCGTTTTGACGGGCATGCCGTTTTCGACCCACGCCGAGATGGTCGGCAGCGAGTAGCCGAAGATGTCGGCCAACTCTTGGCGATTGACGATCTTTCCCATCAGGTATCCAGCAACATGCCGATCCCGAGCAAACAGGCCAAGCTGATCAGGCCGAGGGTGGCCACGACAACGACAATCATGACAGTTCCACTCCAAGGGAGGTAAGCTCGGCGTCGATGGCGGAGATGCGCCGCTCGAATTCAGCAGCGACCGCGCCCTTGACCGCCGCGATCATCTGCCCGTCCTGATAGGTGCCGCGGATCGTGATGCCGAGGCCGTCGCCAGTTTCAGCGACCTTTCGTGCATCGACTAGCTTCGCACGACGCTCTGCGAGCGCGCTGGCTCGCCAAATGTCATCGAGCTTCATTCGACAGCTCCCCAACCACAGCGTCGAGCTGCGGCCACATGCTATCGGGATTGCCTGGCGTGTTGGTGATCACGCGGTCCGGTTCGATGGCAAGCTGCGCCCGCTCGGTCGGGAGGTCTTTCGCAATCAACCCAGGACGCTCGATGCGCAGGATCAATCCACCGAGTCGCCGCACACGCGATGCTTCGTTCGGATACCGGCAATCCTCAAACACGACGCGATCCGGCTGCATCGCCGTGATGTGGTCGAACTCAGTGTCGACCCACAGATCAGGGTGGATCATCTCGCGGCCAAACGCGGTGCCGAAAGCCTCCATAAACTGCCGAGGCGACTTGCCGTTCAGCAGATGTGACGGCTGCTCCTTCAGATCGCCGTCGATCATGCGAGTGACAGTGTCGAGCGAAGCCCCACGACGGAAAAGCAAAACCCACAGCATCTGCTTAATAGCACCGGCCCACCTGGCGCGCTCGAAGTCATGAGCCCTGATGAGGTACCCGGCGGCCGTACTCTTCCCAGAGCCAATGAGGCCGGTGATCCCGATGACGAGCATGCTATTGTTGCTCCCGCTTTCGCTGTGGCGCACAGTTTCAAACCCTGCGAAGGACAAGGAGGCTGTTTTGGTCGCCAAGGTCTATTTTCCTAGTGGCGTCAATAGGTTCGGCAATGCTTGACAATGCTGCAGTTTTTCAGTATTCACGCGCGCGTGACGCGAGCGAGCGCGGTAGTCTCGGCAACAAAAACCAATATTTAAAATTTTGCACCTAGAAATCTGTCGGGGTCGCGCGTTACCCGCGGCCGGTAGGGCCTGGAAAGGACCCAAATCCTATGGATTTCGAGCGATTTGGGACTGAAGTCCTTTGATAGGACAGATATGTGGTGCTTATCTACCGCTTCCATGTAGTTTCAAAGTATTTCGATGGGACAACTGTTTAGCTTAGTATAGTGGTGCAATTCGCTTGGCTCGCGCTCAGTAGAATGAAGCATTTCAAATATCTCAATTGTATCAAAGGCTTATCAAGCAATTCAGCCTAAGCATCTGAACTTACTTCCGTTTTCATATCATTCGCGCTCGCTGACGCCTTTCGCCTTGGCGGCATGGGCTTGAAGCCTCCGCTGCACGCACAGGGGTCCGCGCCCTGGGCTGCGCAGGCCCGGGGGGCAGACGGTCTCGTGACTTTGAGTGAATGGCTTCGGGCTAAGGGTGTCCTGCAGCGGCTATTTTCTCGACCAAGCCGTCTGCTGCCCTGCATGGCAGGGGGCGTCTCACACGCTCGCCATCGCCCGATAGAAGTGGCCAGCGAACCGGGCCGAGACCGTCCCACTGACGGTGGCGGCGAAGTCCCACCGAGGGTGTTGGCCAGCGCTATCCAGCATGTAGCCAATGGTCTGTAGGGGAAGGCGGGCCTTGCCCTTGCGACGGACGATTATCACCTTGCCGTTGGCGGCGATGTGGAACGGCGCAGCTTGCGCCGCACGGCCGTGTGGGTCGGAACCTCGCCGATTGACCCATAGCTCATGATGAGCAAGCCGCCGGAGGCGAGACGGCCGCGCGAGTCCCGCTTCGAGCGGACCGACAAGCCCTTTCCTGCCGGCTTGTCCTTCCCGACGACGTGCCGCTCCATGTACTGGTCGATGGAGCCCACGACAGCCGACATTGTGGCTGGGGTTGCCGGCGTGATGCGGATGCCCTTGGGAACCCAGGCGTTCCGGAGGTGGAACACGCCACCAGCCTGCGCCTGCAGTCTGACTTGGGCATCCTTGGCCGTGAAGGTCAGAGCCTTCGCCCCG